CGAACCGACTTGAACCCTGTGGTGAGTTCGCAGTCACTATACATCGCTACCGTAGTCGGGCGGTTGTGCTGTACCCGTTAGCTCATTCATTACAACGCGAGCCCGTCAAACCCTTGTATAATAGTTCTTGGCGGACCTGGGGATTAACTTTTTCTAAGAGCCCCATCATTTTTTGCTGTGTGCATCTAAGGATTCACCTGTCGCCTTGTCGGCCGCATTTCCTTGCTCACTGGTTGCGATGCTATGTTTGCCTGTTGGAAATTTTTATGAAATTGTAGTTTGCCTATCGCACTTGTTTATACGAGTTTTCTTTCGAGGTCAATCTTTTTGGCTTTAAATACCAAGATGCATTGGACGTACCAAGGAAAAGAAATTACCACGATCCCAGAAGACATAGTTGGTTTTGTATATCTCATAACCAACACGACCAACGGTAGGATGTACATAGGCAAGAAATTAGCCAGGTTCAAGAGATCCAGGCCACCACTCAAAGGCAGAAAGAACAAGCGTAGGTACAAGGTGGATTCTGACTGGCAGGACTACTACGGATCTAGCGATGATCTAACGTTAGATGTCAACAAACTGGGCAAGGACAAGTTCACTAGGGAGATACTGTTTTGGTGCAAGTCCAAGGCGGAACTGTCATACGTGGAGGCACGTGAACAGTTTGCACGTAAGGTTCTGGAGTCTAATGATTATTACAACGGTCACATACGAGTGCGGGTGCATGGCAAGGGAATCCTCAAGTCATAAAAAACCCCCGACTCGCAAAAGCCGAGGGTTAATAGAATTGCAATTCAATTGATCGATTACGCCGTAGTTTTTGCCGCGTTCTTGACTTCCTGAATTTCTTTTCTTCTTGCTTTGATCAGTTTAGATAAGTTTGCTAAGGCCTTTCTGGCTCTTGTTGCAGAGGCTTTTACACCCTTATCAACGAACTTCCCATTCTCTTCTGAGTAAGTTTGTATCTCTGTCATTATAGCGTCGTGTGTTTCATTTGACATATTAATTGTCCTTCCTTTATTGTCGTACGATAACATTAATTAACGTCATTGTAATTAAAGCACGTAAGAAGTGGTTTTGTCAATAGGAAAATTAAACAATTATGTCAACATCATTGGCATAGTTGGTAAAACCATTCTCTTTTACAACTTTCAGTACACTATTCACTCTGCTTACCAATTCGTCTTTGTGAGATATCAAGAATATGTTCTTCTTCTGTGTCCGGCTCATGTCCTTGAGCACTGCCATTGAACTCTCAACACCTGATATGTCCATTCCAGCGTCTACCAGTTCATCGATGAACAGCAAGTTGATCTGTTGATAAAGGCTCTCCCACACATCTCTGAATGCCCAGCTCAGACTCAGGATCAATCTGTTTCTTTCACCCCTGCTTAGATTGTCAAAGTCCAGTTCCCTGCCCAGTTCCTCGATACGCACTGTCAGGTCTGACTGGAAAGTGACCGTGTGTGGCAGTTTGACCTTGCCCAGGAAGTATGCCAGTCTCTGATTCAGGTACGTCAAGTTCTGTTCTATGATCCTGGTCCTTATGAATGAATCTTTTGCTGTCAGCAGTTTATACAAGAACTCCTGGTGCCTGTGTAGGTCCTCCAACTCGTTGGCCTTTTCATAGTCCACTTCCTGTATCGCGGATTTGGTCATCTCCGCAATCTGTTCTGCGTATGTGTCTTCTTTCTTCTCTGTCTGTTCCAACTGTCTCTTCAGATCCTGTAACGAACCCTTGTGATTGTATGCTTCGTCTATGGTGTCATAGTATGTTTCTGGCACCTGTCCTAGATCTCCCACCTCGTCTATGCCTTCCTGTATTTTCGCTAGATCTGACTTCAGTTTCGTCACGTAGTCTGTAGATTCTGTAAGTTGTACTTTCAGTTTGTCAACGAGATGTGTGTGCTTGTCGTCGTGCAGTTCCTGTTCACACGTTGGACATTTCTGTTGTTCAGCGTATTCTAGATCTGCGTTTGTTTTACTAACAGTGCTTTCCGCTTTTGTTAACGAATCTTCATGATACGCTTTCTCTTTCTCGAGGCTCCTCAGCATGGTCTGTAGTTCATTCCTTTTCTGTAGTTTCTTGTGTTTCTCTATCTCGATCTCACTGTCCACTTTCTCCAGTTCAGCGATTGCTTCTTTGAAACTTTTTATGTCGTCGTCTTTCTGGCTCGCCCAGGCGTTTGATCTTATTTTCAAACTTTCTATGGACTCCTGTATCTTCTCGTTGGAGGCAACCTTGGCGTCTATACGCATCTTCTCCTCGGTCAGCATCTGTTTTGTCGCTTTCTGTTTCTCTTTCAAGAGATCTGCTTTCTGCGAAAGTAAAGTTATACCTAACAGTTGTTCGATGATTTCCCTCTGTTCTGCCTGTTTGGTGGACAGGAAAGGTTGTGTGTATGTGTTCAACGCGATGATGTTCTTGAACATGGAATGGGTCATGCCCATCAGTTTGTTGATCTCTACCTGTGTCTCCCTGTTCTCACCTTGTGCTTCGTTGTTGTCCGTGTTCTGCTCTATGTCGTTGGCATAGAATCTGAATATCTGAGGTTTCCGCCCTCGCTCGATTGTGTAGGTCACTCCGTTCTTTATGAACTTTACGCTGACCAACATACCCTTCTCGTTGGTCTTGTTGACCAGATTGTCTCTCCTGATGTTTGTCAATGCTTCACCAAAGAACACGTAACTCAATGCATTTATGATGGTGGTCTTGCCTGTGCCGTTCCTGGCTCCGGCGTCGTCACCCCCCAAGTCCATGTTCTCACCAATGACAAGCACTAGACTCTTGTTGGAGAAGTCTATGGCCTGGGCCTGGTTGCCCACGCTCATGAAGTTCTTTACCGTAAGTTCTTTAATCGTCAGCAAGTTGTTTCCTCTTCCATTCCTTGTAGCCTTTCAGCCATTCTTCCTGTGTTGGTGGATTTTTGAACATGTCAAATATCTGTGCTTTAGACATGGTCGGTTGTTCAAAATCACCCTTCAACACTTTTATCAATTTCTTTTTACTAATTCGTGACATCTAGATCGTTGTAAATTGCTGTTAAAACATTCTTGTCATACACTTCCGAGTCCACGCCCTGTAACTGCTTGATGACTATCTGATCAACGCTGTCAAACTTCTGCACTTCGACCAGTGGTTGTTGTGCGTTGTCCACTTGTTCTGGTATCAGTTGCAGTTCTCTGAGCTGATACTTGTCTATGAATGTTTCCCTCACGAAGTTTGCTTCTTCGTATGAAATTTTTATGTCCAGCGTGACCCTCACGTACATCTTGGGTTTGAGATACTTGTCTGGATCTTCCAATAATTCTGAAACTTTTATCGTGATGTATCTTGGCATTTCTGGCCAGTTGACGAACTTGGGTTCTCCGCCGTATTCCAGTATCATCATGCCACGATCATCATCCCAGGCGTCTGCGTAGTTGTGTGGGAAGGCGTTGCCCATGTACGTGACGTTCTTCATGTACTGCCTCTTGTGGAAGTGTCCTGAGAACACCTTGCCACAGCCTGCGAAGTGGTCCGTCTGTATTCCGCCAACGTCCGGCATCTCCACCATGGCGTTCATCTTGAAGTACGGCAGTTCGAAGTGTCCAAACACGTACTTCTGTTTCATCTTTTCGATCTTCTTCCATTCGTCCTGCACAACCCATGGAATGATGGCGACATCGTCCTCCACTAACCATTCGTTGACTATGTGTATGTTTGGAATGTTCCTGATGTACTCCATGGAGTTTATTTCTCTCTTGTCCCTGTAGTACAGGTCATGATTTCCCATGATCACGTACACTTTCTCGAACGCCGCACCCAATCTCTCCATGTTTGAAACTGTGTAGTTCATGGTACTTACATTTGTTGCTGATCTGTGATGGTGCCAGTCGCCCAGGAATATGCAGGTCTCACAACCTTCTGCCTTGGCCTGTGCTATGAACCATTTTACGAACTCCTCACAGTCATCGTTGTGTACACGACTGTTGCCCTTGAGGCCAAAGTGTATGTCCGTGAAACAGGCTACCTTTTTAAAGAATGCCATCTATTACCATTTCTTCTTGACTGTTGGTTTGTGATTGGTCATGTCGATCTTGTTCTTGAATTGCACGTCGTCAAAATCATCAGAGTCCAGTTTGCCTTTCTTCTTCAAGGTCTTGTTCAACTTCTTCAATGTGGTCTTGTTGACCTCATGCACGTCACCGTGTGCGGTCTTCATTCTTTTCTGGTATGACGGTCCTGCGGTCTCGTTCTCGTTCTGTCTCGTGAAACTGGGCATCATGCCATTGAACTCCAACAGGTCATCCCTGATCGCTTGATTTTTCTTTTCGATGTTTAAGATCCTTGTGAAACTGTTTGTGATTGCCGCTGTGTAATATGCGAATGGATTGTCTGACTTTGATTCATCGAACTGTAGTCCGATCTGTGAAAGTTGCATCAAGGCCTGTGACTGCATCTCGTCATTGTAGGTGTAACCCCTCCAGTTGGCCCTGGTACCATATCTCTCACAAAGTTTCATGTACATCATGGCCAGTTGGTTGGTCATCTTGCCATGATCAACGGAGAAGTGTCCGTTGCTCATTCCACCCACCCAGTGGCTTTTGCCCACGCACACCAGGTTGCCTTTTTTGTCAAACTTGTAGTGCTGGAATGGTGGGAAGTTCACCTTTGAGTGATGATCCGCCGTGGTCTTGGGATTTCGTTTCCGCTCGTCGTCCATGGGCACGTGGTCAAACATCATGACCCTGAACACCAGATCCGTCTTGTCTATCTTCCTGGGACTCACAGTGTAGTCCACCAGTTTAATCTTCTTGAGTCCGGCCGCCTTGGCCTCTTCCCATGCTTCCTGTGTCAAACGCTTGGCCTTGGCCTTACGTGCCTGTGCCACCGCACTGGCGTTGACCTTCTTTAGATTGGGCACTATGAGGTCATACTGTGCGTCCTCGGGCGTCACGTATGAGCAGTAGGTGTTCTTGCTGGCGTGTATCTGTGCCAGCAGATCTCGGTTGTTTAGGTACTTGACTCTCTTCATAAATCCTTTACTTTATATTGTTGAGATTGACCACAAACAGGTCTGTTGAATCGTGCCGTATGGTGAATTAAGTGCGCCTAAAATAATGCCTATAAATATAGTTAAAGTATACGAAATTTTACAAAGGAAAGCAACCATATAATGGCATTCGGAGACATAGGCAAGATAGTCAAGAACGTGGGAGGGGGCATATTCAACAGGACCCTGGGCAGGCTCACGGGTGCTGGTATTTCCACGGATTCCAGGATCGTCAACGCCAGAGCCAAATGGTCCGGACGTTCGGACAAGACCGACTGGCGTGTGAGACTACAGATACCAAACGGCGCAGACGCGGTCTACGACTCCATACTGGCCAACAACGAATTAATGGCGCCATTGGTGCCTTCACGTGGCATATTCTGGCCATTGACACCAGCGGTGGTGATACAGCATTCGGCCAACTACAATCCACTATCGCAGACACACAGCAACTACCCATTCCAGGCTTACCAGAACTCACAGGTGGACTCCATGAACATAATCGGAGAGTTCCCCGTGCAGAATTCAGATGACGCCAAGCACTGGGTGGCGACCGTGAATTTCCTGAGGACCATAACCAAGATGTACTTCGGCAAGGAACAGGCATTGAAAGGCAATCCACCACCGATAATGCACATGTCAGGTTACGGTGACCACATGTTCCAGAAAGTGCCGGTGATAGTGAACACGTTCAACGTGGAACTCAGACCGGGCATAGATTACATTTCAACAAAACAATCAGAAGTTTATAGATCTAATGTGCAGGATTTTGACCTTGACTCTGCAGATCAAACCTGGGCACCCACACTGTCAAACATATCAGTGCTGGTGACACCAATCTACAGCAGGGAATCGATCAAGAAATTCTCACTGTCAGAATTCGCACGTGGCCAGTTGAACGGTAAAGGCACAGACGAGATAGGATTCATCTAATGGCCAAGTATTCTTCCACATCACCATATTTCTCTACACCACAGAATGATGTTAACTTGGAAACATTCGTGCCCAGGACCATAACTGCGGAGGACGATGACCAGAGTTACACCATCGAGAGGACATACGCATACAGGCCAGACCTGTTGGCCTATGACCTGTACGGCTCACCGAGGTTATGGTGGGTGTTCGCACAGCGTAACCCAGACCAGATAGAGGATCCCATATACGACTTCAAACCAGGAGTGACCATACAGTTGCCTAAACCCAGCAATGTAAACTCAGACCTAGGAATATAACATGGCGGAGAAATACACCACATCAGGTTCTGCCAGCAAACCTTTCTTGAAACCCAACGTGCTACACCAGTACGCATCGTTCAACACCATATTCACGCTGAGTGGCATCACCGAGCAGGAGATCAGGACAGCCAAGTTCCTGACCAATCCCGTGCATGACATAGTGGCACGTACCGGAGGCATAGGTGATGACGCTAAAGTACAGACGAGACAGTTCAAGGAGAACAACCAGGAGCCAGAAGCCTTCAGGACTTTGATCAAGGATTTTGAAAAGAAGAAATACTACGAGCAGTACCAAGACAGCATAGACATATTGGACAGGGCACATGACCTGTTCATAGAGAACGTCAACATGGTGTCAACTGTCGGACCCAACGCTGAACGAAACCTAGGAAACTTCACGAAGATGGAATTCGAGATACACGAACCATACGGTATCACTTTCATAGAGAAGGTCAGGGCCGCGACTGCGATCAACGGTTTCCTTGACTACCAGGACGCACCAATGTTGTTGACCATAGAGTTCCAAGGGTTCGACGAGCAGGGAAGACCATACGCCAGACACAGCACCAACAAGAGCCACACACGTAAGATACCCATACTGATCAGCAGGGTGGACTTCGACGTGAACGAGGGCGGTGCCAGATATCAGGTAATGGCGGTGCCATACACCGATCTTGCGTTCGATGACAGGTTCAAGTATCCACGTACTGCTATGCCCATCGAAGGGAATGATCCTTATCAATGGGCCGTGGCCGCGGAACGTGCCTTGTCCGAGCAGATGAAACAGGAGAAGGAGGAACAACGTAGATACTACCCAGACATCTACAAGTTCGAGATAGACGGTGAACTTGAGAAAAAAGGATTACAGTACAAGAACACAGCAGGCACAACCAACAGCGCCGGATCGGTAGCACAAAACCAAGAAGACTTTTCTGGTTTAAATTCAGACTTTGATGCACCCCCACCTAGACAGAACACCATGTCTGCACAGGCCAGTTCGGGCATAGCAGTCACTAAGTTCTTCGAGGATGCCATCAGGGCCGGATTCCATTATCAGGAGTTGGCCAACGATTTCTGGACCACATACATCAGGTCCAACACAGACTACACCAAGGAGAGCCTCACCAAGGAGAAGGTGGCCTCCATAATCAAGAGCAAGGAATTCGAGAAGATACTGTTCAACAACCAGTACATAGACTGGTTCAAGATCAAGACCACTGTGTACACGGACACCAGCAAGATCGATCCCATAACCAAGATGCATCCAAAGACCATCACATACAAGGCCATACCCTACAAGATACACATCCTTAAGTTCGTTGGTCCAGGGGTCAGCATAGCCAACGTGGATTGGGGTCGCAAGGTACACAAGGAATATGACTACATCTACACTGGCGACAACGTCGACGTGCAGGGCCTAAGAATCAACTACAAGACCGCCTACTACCTGAGGAATTTGAGGGGTGACGACAAGAGTGACACAGAGAAGGGACTGTTCGCACCGCTGACAGAAGCGTTCAGGAACGTGTTCGGCAGGGAGCGTGATCCAGAACCGCTGTTGCCTCTGAGACAATATCCGTCATCCATCAAGGGTGCCAACACCGTGCAGACACTGTCAGGGGAGGCCAACAAGGCCCAACAGTTCTATGATTACCTGACCAATCCTGAGGTGGACATGATGAGGATAGAACTGGAGATACTGGGGGATCCCACCTACATCTGCCAGGACATGTACGTGCCCATACAAGAGGACGGCAAGTCATTCGGCGCCAAGGATGAGTCATTCGACACAGCATCAGCCAGTTTCAACGCTGACCGATTCCAACCCATAATCAGCGTGAGATATCGTCTGCCCGACGACATAGACGAACGGGAGGGCACCATGTTCAATGGTGGCAAGAAACGTTTCAGGGACGAGAACCTGTTCTTCAATGGACTGTACCAGGTCAACAAGATAGATACAAAATTCGACAACGGACAGTTCCTACAGACACTGCACTGTAGCAGGTTCAACAACCAACAGGGCGAGGGTGCGGTACCGTTGTTGACAAACGCCTCGATAAAAAGCATAACTGAGATCAAGGACGGTGTGAAAGATATCAAGAAAAAAATAACCAAACCAATAACAAAATTTGATGAATTCAAAGAGTCGATTGAAAAGATCAATAGGGATTGGCCGGTATAAGGAGCAGGATAAATTAAAGTATGGCATACACTTCAGCAGGATTCACTGACACACAGGACAACCAAAAGAGCTTCAACGAGAAGTACGTCGACAACGATCCGGGTCCGTACATCGGCACGGTAAAGGTCACTGTTGACCCATTGAAGATGGGCAGACTGGGTGTGAACATACCAGCACTCTCACTGACAACAAACCCCACTGCGAGCCAGATAATATGGTGCCAGTACCTGTCTCCGTTCTACGGTGCAAAGAGTATAAATGCTGTTTCAAAGAAAGACGAAAGCAACTACAAGGAATCCCAACACAGTTATGGAATGTGGGCGGTACCACCAGACGTGGACACTGACGTGTTAGTGATATTCGCCAAGGGAGAACAGTCCAACGCCAGTGCCTTCTGGATAGGTTGTGTGCAGAAACCACTTGTGAACCAACAGGTGCCAGCGAATGGATCCACAACAAAAACTTTACAGTCACAATCAACGGCAAGAGAATTAGCAAGAACCGGACAGAAGAACTATGGGACAGATTTATTGCCAGCGGGTGAAAAGAATCAAAGATTTTACAGTCCCGGAGAAACCTTACCAAATGTGGACCAATGGACCAGTCCGTTGAACGACCTACTGGCGGATCAACTGGAATCACAAGGACTTATACAGGATCCCATAAGGGGGACCACGACCTCGTCAGCACGTAGAGAATCACCAAGCAAGGTGTTTGGAATCAACACACCAGGCAGTATACGTGATGACTCGAGATTGCTGAACATAGGACTAGACAACTCTCCCGTGAGGACTGACAGGAACCCAGGACACAGTTTCGTCATGGACGACGGAGATATAGGCGGTGACAACCAACTTACTAGAATAAGGACAGCGAGCGGTCATCAGATATTGATGCATGACACAGAAGGTACGGTGTACATAGCCAATGGTTCGGGCAATTCATGGATAGAGATGGACAAGGCAGGTAGAATAAGCATGTATTCCAATAGGGGAATCAGTATGCGTACCGAAGGAGATTTCAATTTACATTCTGATAAGAATATCAACTTCCATGCAAAAGAAAAAATTAGATTCAACGCAGAGAAGGATGTGGCCATCAGTGCAGAAAAATATGTGTACGTGATGGGAGAATCAGGAATACTGAACGCATCGCAGGAAGGCAGTGTGAGGCATTATGCCAGAGATGGCATATCGTCATACACTGACGGAACACAGTTACACGGTGCCGGAGGCAGGATTGACCTCGCAGGTTCACAAGTACACTTCAACAGTGTGAGTGCAAGGAAATCATGGGGACCTTCGTGGCTGAAACCCAACAGTAATAAAGTTGGTATAGTCACAGTTGAGAACGAGGACATCGTGGCAGTACAGCCATTTAATAATGGCACTAAAAACACAAGGAAAACAAAAACCACAGTGGTGGATTACAAAACCAATAAAAGTAAAGATGTATTTCCAACCCATGAGCCATACACCAGACCGGTGGGTGGTAGGGACAAGGACGACATAGCGTAAATATAGCATATGGCATACGGAGATTCAGGATCAGGAGACCTATCAAACAAAACGGTGACCTTCAAGGGTTTCAGTTCACGTGCGGACAAACAGAACTTCAAACTGTATGACTTCGAGGTGGCCAAGCAGGACCTGATCAACAGGTTATCGGTGCGTAAGGGCGAGAGGGTCGAGAACCCGGAGTTCGGCACCATCATATATGACGCCATATTCGAGCCATTCACAGAGCAACTCAAAGACGCCATTGTAGAGGACATCACTGCCAATTTGAACGCAGATCCACGTATCAGCACGGAAGAGATCTTGGTCACGGAAGCGGACAAGGGCATAGCCATACAGGCCACTATAACCTATGTTCCACTGAACATTACAGAGAAACTGCGATTCAACTTCGACGAGAACTCACTACTGCGTCTATCTTAATATACGCACATTTCCTAACACATAAATACCGTTGTAATTACAATGGCCACAACAGATAGACAGAACAGATTATTAGTAGCGGAAGATTGGAGGAAGATCTACCAGGCTTTCCAACAGGCCGACTTCAAATCTTACGACTTCGAGACCCTGAGAAGGACCATGGTAGCGTATCTGAAGGAGAACTACCCGGATGATTTCAACGATTTCGTTGAGAGTTCTGAGTACGTGGCACTGATAGATCTCATAGCCTACATCGCACAGGCATTAAGTTTCAGGGTTGACCTGAACGCCAGGGAGAACTTCCTGGAGACAGCGGAGAGAAGGAACAGTGTCCTAAGATTGGCGAGGTTGATCAACTACAACGCCAAGAGGAATCAACCAGCGACAGGAATGTTAAAGATAGATTCTATATCCACAACACAGGACGTGCAGGACAGTTCGGGAACGAACCTGGCAAATTCAAACATCATATGGAATGACTCGGCTAACTCAAACTACAGGGAGCAGTTCACTGCGATACTGAACGCGGCAAACCAGACTGGACAACTGTTTGGCAATCCAAGGGAGTCAGGCACCATAGGTGGCATCACCACAGAGGTATACACTTTAAGTTCCAATCAGTTGGATCTACCAATATTCAAGTTCCAGAAGTCAGTGGGAGGCGTGTCCAGATCATTCGAGATAGTGCCCAGCACCATAACAGATTCAGACAGCATATACGAATCTTCACCAGTGCCAGGAACAGGACTGACATACACATACAGGACAGATGGTTCTGGGGACAGTTCCAACAACACAGGATTCTTCTTCCTGTTCAAACAGGGAACGATGCAGAACCAAGAGTTCACTGTGGACACAGCGATCACGAACTATGTGAAAAGTTTTGAAACGTCCAATATAAACAATTCTGATGTGTGGCTTTACAAGTTGGACCAGTTTGGACAGTTGGCAGAGTCATGGACCAAGGTGCCATCACTGTCAGGAAACAATGCGATTTACAATTCTCTGTCAAAGGCAGAGAGGAACACATACAATGTGGTAACCAAAAACAACGATGCGATAGATCTTGTGTTTGGAGATGGCAACTTCTCGAACATACCTCTGGGCAACTTCAGGACCTACTACAGGGTCAGCGACAACGCCAAGTATGCGATACAGTCGTCGGACATGCAGAACATACAGTTGACCGTGCCATACACGGACGCCAACGGTGCACAGCAGAGTTTGACCATGAGTGTGAGCCTCAAGGCCAGTGTCTACAATTCAGCGGCCACGGAATCCAATGATTCAATCAAGGAGAAAGCGTCTCAGGTTTATTATTCACAGAACAGGATGATCACAGCAGAGGACTACCAAGTGGTACCTTTGAGTGCGTCACAGGAAATCGTCAAAGTTAGATCTGTCAACAGATCAGCATCAGGCATATCGAGGGCCAAAGAGATACTGGATCCAACGGGTGCATACTCAAATGTAAGTGTGTTCGCAGAAGACGGAATATTATACAGGGAGGAAAGTGTACAGCAGTTCACGTTCACTTTCAACAACAGGAGTGACATACAGTCAACTATAGATTCATCCGTTGAAGCGAAACTTAAGGAAGCGTATGCCAGACAGTTTTACTACCTGAAGTACGGCACGAAGGATGCCAGCACACTCTCGGCAACATGGAATTCAACAACAACTTCCACCAACACCAACACGGGTTATTTTACATCTGGTGGTGCGTTGGTGATAGGAGATTCTGCAACTTCAAACATGAAATTCGCGAAGCCGGGTGCTTTAATCAAATTCACATCGCCAGACACAAGGAAGTTCCTGAACGGTACATTGGTCACATCATCCACGGACAACGCGGAAGACAGGGCATGGGCCAAGATCGGAGATGTTGTGTTAGATGGAGCCAACGGTGGATTAGGAAATCTAGAGTCAGGGGTTGGTCCTGTGACTCTGTCAGACATTATACCAAACGGATCTGTGGTCAACGCTATAATACCTAATTTCACAACTTCATTTTCATCAACTCTAGAAACAGATTTACAAGACAGGATAGAGGCATACGAAGAGTTCGGGTTGAGATATGATGTTGATTCAGAGACATGGAAAGTTATCACATCAACCAACCTCAGCACAAGCACAGTGTTCGACCTTGCAAGTGCAGGATCCACAGCAGGAACAAATTCTGACGCCAGTTGGTGGTTCAAATTCACCAACGACGGTAACACCTACACAGTGCAGTACAGGAAACTGGACTACATTTTTGAATCAGAGTCTCAGAACAAGTTCCACTATGATGTGGAAGAGAAAATTTATGACTACACCACAGGCAGGAGTGTCAAGGACACAGTGAAAATACTTAAAACAAACAGCATTGTTTCATCAGGCAACAGTGTTGGATATCCCATCACATGGCAGGTGGTTGACGTGGTCACAGAGGCAGACGGTTTCCAGGACAACAGGAAAGTTAAAGTTGGTTTCTTTGATGCAGACGACGACGGTGTGGTTGACAATCCAGAACTTTTTGACATATTCGTAGAACCCACTCTATCGGAATCCACAAAATTCGTGTTCTTCGAGAAGTACACGTCCTATGACAACATTGAGAGATTCAGACCATATGCATCAACCAACTTCGTTGTTGCTGAAAATGAAACAGACATAAATTTAAACACGTCGACTTACACAGATGGGCAACTATTTTACTTCTATGACAGTGCTGAGGACGTAATAAAAAGTTACAGTTCTACAACCAACACTTTGAGCACGACCACGGATTATGTCGCTAGGAGAGGTAGGAGTTCGATAAACTTCCAATACAAACACCATGCAGGTCAGGAGACAAGGATAGATCCCAGTGTTTCAAACATAGTTGACGTTTACTTGCTAGAAAGGACATACGACAACCTGTTCAGGATCTGGTTGCAGGAAGGTGGAAGTAAACCAACTGTGTCCACAGCAGACCAGTTAAGGATCAATTACTCGGGCACACTAAACCCATTGAAATCATTGTCAGATCAGATAATATATCATCCTGTCAAATACAAGATACTTTTTGGCTCGAACGCAGAAGAACAGTTACAGGCAACATTCAAAGTTGTTAAAAATCCAAAGACCAATGTGTCAGACGCAGTGATCAAGACCAGGGTGATCAGTGCCATAAACGAATTCTTCGCATTGGACAACTGGGATTTCGGAGACACTTTCTACTTCACAGAATTGGCCGCTTACATACACAACGAACTTGCACCAGACTTACTGACTGCGGTTATTGTGCCCAACCAGTCAGGACAGGGTTTTGGGTCCTTGTTCCAACTTGACTCGGCGGCGGACGAGATTTTCATCAGTGGGGCCACCGTTGATGATGTGTCAATCATAACAGCACTGGGAGCCAACCAATTGGCGGCATCCGGCACTGTGGTCACATCAACATCAACTGCCACGACCAACACCACGACAGGATCAGCAGTGTCAGGCTCTACTACAACAGGTTCCGGTTCAAGCACCGGCAGTAGTGGGGCAGGATACTAATGGCGGACAATCCCACAAACGCATTAACCAATAACGAAGTTGTCAAGCAGGGCAACAACGAGTACAGACGTACGGTACAACACCTTCCGGCATTCTACAGGACTGACGCCAACCAGCGGTTCCTGGCCAGCACCATGGATCCTTTGGTACAGAAAGGCGCATTGGAGAGGTTAGACGGTTATATTGGAAGGCAAGATGCCTACACTAGGAAAGTCAGTGACAGATACATCACTGCCACAAGCAGGGACAGGTTCGCATATCAGTTAGAACCTGCTGTGACCTACACGGACAGGGACACGACATCTGTGAATCCCGAGGACCAGGTCAAGTTCACAGGTACCTATGACGACTACATAAATCAGATCAAGTACCTGGGAGGCAAGATCAACAACCACGACAGGCTCAACAAGGAGACCGTGTACAGTTGGAACCCGGCCATAGACTACGACAAACTGGTGAACTACAGGGAGTACTACTGGATGCCGGATGGTCCAGGAGCCATCGAGATAGATTCAGTTGGCCCAAATGCGGTAGTGGAATACAGTGTCACAAACAACAGCCAGTCGGCCTATGAGTTCACACACAGGGAGAACGAGAACAATCCCATACTGACCCTCTACAGGGGAAACACATACAAGTTTGATGTGAACGCAAAAGGACATCCGTTCTGGATAATGACCGAGCCCTACAAGAGCAAGGTTTCTGTCGATGGTTCAACTTCTACCATATTTGACACAGGTGTCACAAACAACGGTGCTGATGAGGGAACGGTCACATTCACCGTGCCCACGACGGGTGCGCCAGACACTTTATATTACCAGTGTGGCAACCATGACGCCATGTACGGCATACTACAGATAAAAGATGCCACCAGCACTACTTCAATCAATGTGGAGGACGATATTGTTGGAGCAAAAAATTACAGTTTGAGAACTTTGGATTTATCAAATGGTATGAAGATCAAGTTCACCAATTCATTGGTGGCCACAGCGTATCAGAACAAGGAATACTACGTGGAGGGCGTGGGTGATGCCATAACGCTCACAGATGTCGAGGATCTGATCACACCTGGCAGTTATGCTACAGAGTCAACCATACTGTATGATCAGGCAGGATACGATTCACGACCATACGCCAAGGCATATTACACACCAGAGAATAAAGATTACATAACGATCAAGAGGGATTCACAAGATCGCAACGCTTGGTCGAGATACAACAGATGGTTCCATAGATCCATCATAGAGGAGACCGCGAGGGTAAGTGGATTCACTCCAACACTGAACGAAGACGACAGGGCCAAGAGACCCATAATAGAGTTCGACTCTGGACTTGCACTGTACAATCATGGCACAGTGGCCAAGAAATCCGTTACGCTCTATGACACAGTCACAACAGATGCATTCAGCACAGTGGTCAGACAGACCGGTTACATCATCGACGGACTGGCACTTGCTGACGGAATGAGGGTCGTGTTCGCGGCAGACACAGATCCCACGGTAAAGGACAAGATATACGATGTCAACTTCGTCACAGCGGGCGACAGCACACAGGTCATAAATCTAACAGAGGCATCGGACACCACACCAGTGGACAATGATTCAATCTTCATCGAGTTCGGAACAACGAATCAAGGCAAAACTTTCCGTTATGACGGCACCACAGAATCTTTCATAGAAGCCCAGGAGAAGACAGGAGTAAATCAACAACCATTGTTTGCCATGTTCGACAACGATCACACACCATTCGATGATGCAACAACCTATCCAAATTCAACATTCACGGGAGCAAAGGTTTTTGCTTTTGCAACATCAGACACTGCCACAACGGACACTGTACTGGGGATCAAGGTCAAGTACAACACCATCAACAACGTGGGAGACATAGTCTTCGAGTCGGACCACACTTCCGGAACATTTACGTACAAGAGCGGAACGACCACGATCACAAAGAACTTGGCCGAGGGACACCTACACTACACGACAGGTAGGTCAACACACAATTCACGTGGTGCTTGGATAAAAAGGACCGCGGAAAGTAAACAGCGTGTGATACGTACATTCATTGTTGACGCAACAGAGAAACAGTTGTTTCCCGTAGACTTCTACAAGGATTCAGCGGACCTAACAGATCTCGAGGTGTCTGTATCTGTCAATGGTTCTAGGAAAACACTCACAACAGATTACACACTAGAGACCGGAACAAAAAACAAATACGTGAAATTCAACAAGGCATTGGAAGTAAACGATCAGATCAGGATAGCCGCACACAGCAGTGTCGACAAAGTTGCCAACAAAGGCATCTACGAGATACCGGAAAATCTTGCAACCAACAGTCTCAACCAACAGTTGGGCACATTCACGTTTGGTCAGATATTGAACCATGTCAAAGACATCTTTGCAAAGAATCAGGATGTCACCGGGGCCATACCTGGCATTTCAAATCTGAGGGACAAACCAGATGCGAGATTGAAAGGTGGTAGCATACATCAGCACGAGGCACCATTGCTCCCTGCTATTTTTGGTACCATAGACCAGGAAAGCAACTTCTTCACAGCAACGGATTATGTGAACCAGGAGTATGAGAAATGGTACAACGCATTCCTTACCCATGCTACAGGCACAGCATATGAGGGAGTGGCCGCGGACAGGGTTGACGAGATAATCACAGCCATCACCCCAGGCAGGAACAACACCTTCCCGTTCTTCTACGAGGACATGGTGGGTTGGGGAGAAAACGTATCGACTAGATCATACACAGTGATGGGTGCATCACAGACAGACTATGCACTGGACTCACAACACGACATTACCTCTTTGAGCAACAGGGCGGTCTATGTGTACCTGAATGGTGTGCAGTTGTTGTTGGGCACAGATTACACTTTCAGCACAACAGACGATAGCGTTAGCATCACCAGAGCTTTAGCAGAGGGCGACAAGATCGTTATAAAGGATTATGCGGACACCACAGGCAGTTACATGCCACCGTCACCCACCAAACTGGGAATGTATCCCAAGTTCACTCCTGAAGTGTTCACAGACACAACCTATTTGATTGATACCGCTGTTATCAGGAAGCACGATGGTTCGATAATCAAGGCATACGGCGACGAGCGTGATGCATTGATACTGGAACTAGAAAAAAGAATCTACAACAACATAAAAGTCACCTACGATGCCGCTTTGATTGACATACATGATGTTTCACCTAGTGCGTTCGCATCAACAGAATACAACATACAAGAAGTGGACAGCGTGATGGGACCAGATTTCTATCAGTGGGCGGGTCGCAACAACGTCCAGTACATCAACAACACGGTGTTCTCAGAAGGATCACCATTCACGTACAACTACGCCAAGTCAAAAGGCAGACTGATAGGTGAGAACCTACCTGGACACTGGAGGGGAATTTACAAATATTTCTACGACACGGACGCTCCACACGTGAGACCATGGGAGATGCTGGGTCATTCGGAGAAGCCCACAGACTGGGACGACACTTACGGAACTGCTCCATACACATCAGGTAATGATGTACTATGGAATGCCATAGCAACGGAACCTGGCAGATACGGCAAACCTTCGATCAGGGATTACATACCTGTTGACGCATCAGGTAACCTACTAGATCCATTGGCGGCTGGACTTGTTGACAACTTTGACATACCGGGAAGACAGAACGCCTGGAAGTTCGGTGATCAAGCACCAGCGGAGACGTCATGGAGGAGGTCGAGTGCTTACCCGTTCACGGTGATGAAAACTCTGGCGCTGACCAAGCCGGCAAAATTCTTCTCTAACTTTTTTGATCCATCAAGGTTGACAACCAACGTTGCTGGAAATCAAATATACACCGAAACGGGCATAAGGAAAACACTGGCAACAGCAAAATATCACCTGGAGACAGAAACAAATTTGTTAACGGACGTGACAACCAGATACCAAACAGCGGGATACCAACCTTTTGTGGTCAACTACCTGATATCGAGGAACCTAGATACCAAAACTTTCTACTATGACAAGATGAAGAACCTGTCTGTGCAGTTGGCATACAAGTTGGGTGGATTCACGGACAAGGACAACATAAAAATTCTTACTGACAGTGTGTCACCAGGTTCTAAATCTGGTTCAAAATTCATACCAGACGAGAACTACAAGATACTCTTCAGGACATCGAATCCGGTTGATAGTTTCCAATACTCTGGTGTGTTGATAGAGAAGAACACAGATATCAGTCAGGATGGTTCTACCGTATTGGGCGGATACAAAATATTAGGTTACAGCACAACCAAACCTTACTTCAATTTCAATTATCCGGTCAAGACCACAACGGCAACAGCGGTATCGACCGAGGGGTCGACAGTAGTCGAGCAATACACTGCATACCAAGAAACCACACAGACCATACCCTATGGTCATGTGTTCAACACCATACAGGACGTTGCGGACTTCCTATTTGGGTACGGACACTGGTTGGAATCACAGGGATTCCGATTCAATAATTTCTCAAACGAACTTAAAGAAACACTGAACTGGTCAAACGCAGTCAGAGAGTTCTTGTTCTGGACCACACAGGAATGGGCTCCAGGATCAGCGATAACCGTTTCCCCGGCCGCGGATGGTTTCGAACTGGACACCAACAACAGCATAGTGGGGAAACTGAGGAACCTGGCAGGTGACTACTCATTGTTGGATTCGGGAGGTAGGAAGATTGACATTAGTGAGTTATCAACCAAAAGAATTGGCAAGACTTTTGAACTGGGGATCAAGTCCGACACTGTTGGACTGTACAACATAGCACTGAACACCGTACAGAAGGAACACGTACTGTTGTTCGACAACAACACTGTGTTCGCTGACATCATTTATGATCCATTCACAGGATTCAGGCAACAGAGACTGAAACTGGTCGGTTGGAAGACAGCAGGATGGAATGGAGACTACTACGCACCTGGCTTCGTGTTTGACGCCGCACAGGTCACATACTGGACTGCCAACACGGACTACAGGATCGGCGACAGCGTGGAGCACCAAGGCAAGTTCTACGTGGCAAAAACCAATCACAACTCGGGTGCCACTTTTGAGAAAACCAATTGGACACTCAAAGATGAGAAACCAGCACCACAGTTGATACCCAACTTCGAGTACAAGATAGCACAGTTCAATGACTTCTATGAGTTGGAGACCAACAACTTCGACGAATCTCAACAGCAGTTGGCACAGAGATTAACAGGATATCAGAGCAGAGATTACCTAGAGAACCTTTTCGTCAATGATGTTTCGCAGTACAAGTTCTACCAAGGCTACATCAGGGAGAAGGGCACACAGAACGCCATAGACAGGATCCTGAAGGCCAAGTACGAGGACGAGGACATCACGCTTGACCTTTATCCGGAATGGATGATACGTACCGGTAACTTTGGTAACACAGATTCCATAGAGAACATACAGATCACATTGAAAGACGACGAGATAAAGGCAGATCCACAGAGCATAGAGTTGTTGGACACATCCAATGACACGGTAGAGTACGCTAGATCGGATGCCATAGCCAAGGACAACTTCTACTACAAGCCAGTTGAGTACACTGCGTCAACAACATTCAAGAGATTGGACTACACCAAGGAAGGTGTCAGCAGGGACACGGCACAGGTGTTCAAGACCGCAGGGTATCCACAACTGCAACAGGTCCAACACACTGCGTTCAACATAGACGAGATCCTTGATTTGGACATGAATGCCATAACGACCAATGACCTGATATGGGTTGCCAACAAGAGCAACCTTGACTGGGACGTGTTCAGGATCACCAGTGCTGGCATAAAGATAGCGGATCTACAATTGATCAACGATGCCTCACAGTTGGAGATCACTTTCACAGGCTCCCACAACTTGACGGCAGGTTCAACAACCACACAAGCGGACTACTTCGGCATATCAAACAGTGAGGAATCTACACTGAACGGCGTGTACCAGGTCATTGCAACACCAGACCACAAGACGGTGATCATAGATTACGATGGCAATGTGGGATTCATACCAGCACTTGAGGACGGGTCAACGGCAGACAGTTATGGAAACATATACAAGTTCGTTTCTGTGAGACTGGCGTCGATGGACAACGTCAACGACCTAATAGATTTTGAGGACTATACAGACAAGGATGACGCAATAGGACAGCCAGGAGACAAGGTGTTCGCGGATGCGGACAGTTCAGGACTGTGGCGTGTGTACGAGAAACAGGATCCATACACCACAGGATTGGTATTATCACCAGACGCCAGCACGGCGGAACAGGAGTTTGGTCACAGGATCGTGGCACGTAATGACGGCAGGACGGTGATAGCATCTGCGCCTGGCAAGGGACAAGGTGAGGTACACTTCCTGTTCAGAAGTTCAACAGAGGCAGGAACCACCCTACAGACACAGGCAACGGTCACTATGACCGACAATGATGACAACACCAGCAGATTGGGTGAGTCTCTTTCGATCAGTACTGATGAGAACTTTGTGGTGGCAGGAGCACCATATACCAATGCGGTAGGAGCCGACGGAAGCACTAGATTCATCGACTCGGGACTGATTAAAATTTACCTATGGGATCCAAGCACATTCAAGTATGGTATACTTGACACAGTGAGGGCACCAACTGATGGATCAACGTTGAATGAGAACGCCAACTTTGGATGGGCACACAAAATTTCAGAACCTGGGATCACATCTACAAGGACAACGGCAGACAAATACATGTTCGTTTCCGCACCAGGGCATGACAATGATCGTGGCAGGGTGTACATGTACACTTGGGGAGTGGGTGCAGACGGTTCAACGTATGACACCTGGACACAGGACTACACCATAGAGGCACCAGCGGGTGGTTCAGGACAGAGATTTGGACACAGGATACAGGCCAATGACAACGGAGACATACTTGCCGTCAGTTCCGTGGCACCGGGCAACGCAGGCAAGGTAGAGATATTCATAAAGACATCACAGAGCAATGATGGAAGCACACAGAATTCATTCGCACTGGCACAGACCATAACAGGCGTGGAGTCAGATGGTTCAAGTATAAACACAGCATTTGGTGAAGCCATGGCAATGAGCAAAGATGGCACAACACTTATCATAGGTGCACCGGGGGTTGATGGCACAGCACATCCAGACGCAGGATCCGTTTACTACTACAAATGGAACGCAGATGACTCGTCAAATACCTACACACTACAACAGACCATAAGTGCCCCTGAATCAAGCACCAACATGAAGTTCGGTACAACTTTAGACATCAACGACGACGGCACAAGGGTAGTGATAGGTGCTGAAAATTTCGCGAGCTCTAGGGAAATGAAATTTGACGCGGGAGAGACGACTTTTGACTTGCAGGACACTACCATAGTTGACAGCAACACAGGATCCGGAGGGGCGTTCACGGCAACCATGTATAACACTAAATTTGTCGTGGATGACAGACTAATTGCAGACAATGTGACAGCAAACGATGACTTTGGTAGAGGTGTTTGCATGATCGACAATTCAGTTTTCGTTGGTGCACCGAAAGACGACGGCAACACAACATCAGACGGAAGCACCAAGGTGGTAAACGATGGCACTGTCTCGTGTTACGATCTCACGGTGAATAGAGAATACGCTTGGAAGAACCTAGTTACTGAATCGGCGTTAATGGACACGGAAAAACTGGGCAAAGTTTTTGAATTCAATAAAAAGACGAAACAATTACGAGACTACTATGACCTATATGATCCCATCAAGGGCAGGATACTGGGTATCGCAGACAGGGAGATTGACATCAAGACTGCTTGGGATCCAGCGACCTACAATGTGGGAGACAAAGCGAACCTCAAAACACCTTGGGCGGAGGCACACGTAGGAGAGGTATGGTGGGATCTATCAACAGTCAAATGGTTGTGGTACGAACAAGACACGCAGGAATACAAACACAATCATTGGGGACAGACGTTCCCGGGTTCAAGCATAGATGTGTACGAATGGGTTGAATCCCGTCTACTTCCAAGCGAGTGGAACAACAGGGTAGAGGGCACAGGATCGACGATATCAGGAACCGCACTGTACGGCGATGACTCAAATTACACAGTGGTACAGAAGTATGATTCACGACTGGACCGTTTTGTGAATTTTTATTACTACTGGGTCAAAGGCAAGACGACACTGCCCGTAAACAGGTCAGACAGGAAGAACACAGTGGCTTTCGTTGCCAACCTGATCACAAATCCTAGGGTATTTGATTACAAGTATTATTCCATCACAGACACTAACAAATTACTATTGAACAATGTTTCAAATTTAACCAACAGCGATGTAGTGCTTAATGTGGATATAAGAACAAACACATTCGAGGGAGATTCACACAGTGTTTGGAAATTGGTCAGGGAAGGCGATGCTGACTACAGGCCAGGACACCAGATAGAGACACGTTGGTGGGATTCATTGATAGGTAAAAATTCTGCGGGTGACGTAGTACCAGATTTAAATCTTCCGTTGAACGAGAGATACGGCAACAACATCAGACCAAGACAGAGTTGGTATGTTGACAGGTATGATGCCCTGAAAGAGATCATAGATTACGCAAACGGTGTGCTCAAGAAAAATCAATTGGTGGGACAGGTCAATCTAACAAACCTGGATTCCCAAGATCCGGAACCCACAGCACAGAGTGGCGAATGGGACGCTTCGGTGCAAACATATGCTGACTTGACTTACATAAACACAGCAGATCTTTCAGGAACAGTGAATTACTTGGTCAAGGCAGATGAGACAGCCAACAACTATTGGGCGATATACACCTGGGATGGCACGGAATGGTCCAGGACCAAGATACAAACCTACAACACTTCTACATACTGGAGTTACACGGATTGGTACAAGACAGACGGAGACATGGTGCATGATGAGAACACCAAGATAGACAAGCAGGTAACGTACCAGTACGAACTTGACACACTAGACATTGCGATAGGCAAACATGTCAAAGTGACAAGCGCGGACACCGGTGGATGGAAACTGTTCATGAAGACTGCCACAGGATGGGAAAACGTTGGGACAGAGAACGGAACCATCCGGTTGAGCACTAAACTCTACGACTACAGCCAAGATGCATCGGGATTCGCAGGACAGGACAACTTCGATGACAACTTCTTTGACCAGGAACCAAGCACGGAAACCAGGAAAGTGTTGACTGCATTGAGAGATGACCTGTTCATCAATGACCTAGCAGGCGAATACAACACATTGTTCTTCACAGGATTACGAAAGGTACTTTCTGAACAGACGTATGTGGACTGGATGTTCAAGACGTCATTCATAAACGCCAAGAACAGTGTAAGACAGTTAGATCAAAGGAAGACATACACCACAGGTACGGACAGTTGGATAGAGAGTTACGTCAACGAGGTGAAACCTTTCCATACAAAATTGAGGGAATACAAACTGGGTTATGACAAGACGGAAACGCAGGACGGTATATTCTCGGACTTTGACAACCCCACTTTCTATGATGCCACGACAGGCAAGATCAGGAGTTTGAACGTTGATTCAGACACAGCGAAATTGACAGAGTACCCATACCAGATGTGGTATGACTACCACAAGAAGTACGTTCAATCGATAACCGTCATAGCAGGTGGTTCAGGATACGAGGTTGCCCCAACGGTGACCATAGTTGGTGGGACGACAGGATCAACAGGACCGTTCCAGATACAGGCCACCAGTAGTTCAGGTGCCACAAGTGGACAGTTTGGTTACTACTACCCGTTGTTCACCAGCGAAAAACAGGCGCAAATATACGACACACAGAATTCAGGTTCGGGCACGGTCAAGACCTACACATTTGATGGCTACACAGACAAGTTCTATGGCCCAACAGCATCGGTCAGGGAGTCGGAGAGCGACAAGTCAGGCACTTTCAAGATGTACGTGACGCCAGACACCACGGCGGCAACTGCCACTGCCATCATACAAGACGGTGCAGTGACAAAAATAAATGTCACAGGCATAGGTGCGAACTACACAGCAACACCTACTGTTATGCTATCAGGAGGTAAGACGGACGGAACAACACCAACAGACACAGCCAAGGCCTACGCAAACTTGAACAATGATCTCGTAAGGGATTTTGACACAACTATAAAATTTGACAGGGTATCAAGCACTTCACGTGTGGTTGATTGGGCGGCATCAACGGCGTACGCCTACAATGACCTATTGAGATACAACAATCAACTCTACAAAGTGACGAACGCATTCACGTCAAGTACCAACTTCGATGACAACATTGGAAGTGTTTACAAGGTATACGGCGACGAGACAGGACTCACTGCCGCGGACAGGACCAAAGGTTTCTACACGCCAGGATCTGGAATGCCAGGCAATGAACTGGATCAAGTGATGACGGGCGTGGACTACGGTGGAACAATGGTCACTGGTTTATTATTCAATCAGGAAGCCGGTTGGGACAAATCGGGCTGGTATGACTTCCCATGGGACAACTACGGAGATTCGAGGATCAAGGCATTCAGAGCAGACGGATCTACATCATCATACACGTTTGACATTGCGCCGGCATCGACTGATGTTTACCAAGTTTACCTGACACAGGATGACAGCACACGTAAAAAATTATCAGATGTGGTAAGGGGCGATGGTTCAACTGCAACATTTACAATAAGTGAGACACCAGAGGAAAACGCATTGGTAGAGTTCATACCGTTCGACGACGACGGCGTGCTTACACCAACAGATGACAGGACACTAGATTCCATAGTCAAAGGCGGCCTGTTCACATCGGCACTGGGCCATGCACCAAGTGACATAGTATTAGAGGGTGACGGTTTTGTTACACCAGACACAAGTTACGCTCCAGAAGAGGTTGTTCCAGGACAACTATTTGACACGTTAGACATCAAGGTTTACACATCACCAGAATCAGGTGTGCCATTTATAAGTGAGATGAACCACAGGGGTAATGGAAGCACAACGACATACAGCATTGGAGATTATCCAGGGACATTGGGATCGGTCACTGTGTCAATAGATGGTGTTGTGCAAAAACTCACAACAAACTATTCCGTTGACGTTGCTAACAAAACAATCACATTTACATCTGCGCCTGCAAACAACAGCGTCATATCTACAAAGGTGTTTGCAATATCGGGAGAGAATTACAGAGTGCTAAACACGTTCACGGGTGACGGTAGCACAACAACTTTCTTGACGTCAACAAGGGGAGAATTCAATCTAGATTCAACGTCCTCTGACATGTACGTTACAATAGACGGAGTGCCAACCACTGCATACACCACAACGACTGCGGCCAACACGATCACAGTGATATTTGATTCAGCACCAGCGGCAAGTTCTTACATACAGGTCGCCGGATTCAACAAATCCACAACATCTACAAGAAGTTATGCAAGTGTTAGAAATCAAACCATAACGTATGATGGTTCGACAAACAGACACACGCTGACATATCCACCTGGTGCCATAGGACCATTCTCAGGACTTACAACTGTAGAAGTGAACGGAAGGGTGCTACGTGGACCGGACAACACATACTACGTGGGTGACGGAAGCACTTACACGTATGGTGTGGTGTCAGGACTGGAAGATGATTCAACAGTTGATCCAGCCAAGACAATCACAACAGCAAGCCAGGTACAGGTGTTTGTGAACGGCACCAAAAAAGATCTGAACACTGACTACACTGTGGACATTGGAAATCAAAACATCGAATTTGTAACAGCATCGGTGCCTACTTCGACAGATGTGATCTGCATATCAACGTTAGTAGATAATCAGTATTACAACGAAGGCACAGACATAATTTTAGTTCCGAGTGCGATAACATCACCTTATAGTTTAAGTGCAAGTGATGTATTGTCCGTGACTACGTTCAATAATGCATTGGGAATGAAACAAAGAAGAGAAGTTCTCGAAGGAAGACCGAGCGGTGTGTTCAAATTAAGGTTCGACACCCTGAACGCAGGATACACATATGTATGGTTAAATGGTGAGCAATTGGTACAGGGATCAGACTACACAGCGAGTGGCAACACAATTACCGTGGTCGGCAAAACAATAACATCATCAGACAGACTTGATGTTATGTACTTCGCTTTAGAATCAGCGACGGGTGCCACGGGATTCAGGATATTCAAGGACATGATGAATAGAACGTTCTACAAACGTATTAGTAAAACAGGAACAACAAAATTAACAGTAGATATGACTGCAGGAACACAGACCATAACAGTAGAAGATGCGAGTGTGCTATCAACACCAAACGCATCTGCAAACCTCCCTGGTGTCATATTCATAGACAAAGAGAGAATAGAATACTTTACGAAATCAGGTAACACGTTGGGACAACTAAGACGTGGAACACTTGGTACAGGAATTAAGGAGCATGGATCAGGCACGGAAGTGATAGATGCGTCTGGTACTCAAACCATCCCTTATGCGGACACTGTGTACACTAACACCTTCACAGGTGACGGTAGCACACTGACATTCGCACTATCACAAGCACCATCATCCGCTAGTGAGTTAGACATATTCATTGGTGGCCAACGATTGTTGCTCACTAGCGAGGATGGATCAACTATCAACTATTCCGTGGACGGAAGCACGACCGCTGTGACATTGAGCACAGCACCCGCTTCGGGAACACAGATAAAAGTATTACACAAGAAAGGACAGGTTTGGTACACGGCAAAAGATGGTAATCCAGCGGACGGTAAGGGATTACAGGCTTCAACGACTCAACAGGCTAAATTCATTGCTAATGAGCCCACAAACGCACCTGAATAAATACACTAGATGACACAGGACAACAAACCAACAGAAGCAAAAGAAGAGAACAAAAAGCCTCAGGATAACACGGGTGTTATGATGACGGGGCACATAAAGATTTCAGATCCAGAAACGGGCGAAGTCATTGTTGACAAGAGGAATGCGATACACTACGAGAACATGTCTCAGGCATTGGCCAACAGTTTAGCAAACAAATCAACAGGATTTGTGCATGAGATCGCACTGGGCAATGGCGGTACGAGTGTTGACCCAACGGGCATAATCACTTATCTCACACCAAACTCCACAGGCACGAACGCCTCATTGTACAACCAGACTTACTACAAAGTTATTGACGACAACTCCGCAACCAACAAAGACACCACGAGGAACAAGATGGAAGTGAGGCACACAGCAGGAAACAAGTACACTGACATCGTTGTCACTTGCACACTTGACTACGGTGAGCCAACAGGACAGGCGGCATTCGACAACACAACAGACTTCAATGGCGACTATGTGTTTGACGAACTAGGATTAAAAAGTTGGGAAGGTACGGAGAACGGAGCAACCAACAAGTTGTTGACTCACGTGATATTCCACCCGGTACAGAAGTCATTAAACAGATTGATACAGATCGATTACACATTAAGGATACAGAGTTTAACAACATTCACCGAGACCAGTTCAACTGCACTGTCAACATCAAACACAGTGAGTGGAACGACGTCAGGTGGTAACACAGGATACTAATGCCATACACCGTTAACAAGACAAATAGTTCTAGTTCACCGAACCAGTACACGGTACAGGATGGTGTGGTCAACACACAGACCGATCTCAGTCTCATAGGTAAAGGCTATGCAGGTTATGGAGAGAGCATAGCGGAAAATTTCCTACATCTATTAGAGAATTTTTCAAACACATCGGCACCATCAAAACCCATACAAGGACAACTATGGTGGGATTCGACAAATTCAAAATTACAGGTGTACAACGGAACTGCCTGGCAGACCGCGGGCGGGAGTGCACCTTACCAGTCAACAGCACCAAGTGGGTTGGCGCAGGGAGACATATGGATAGATTCAGACACCGGACAGATGTACTTCTACAACGGAACATCATCTGTTTTGGTTGGACCACCAAGTTCGACAGGAACAACAAACGGTTTCACTTTTGACACGATCCTTGATTCTGGTGATACGTCACAGAACATAACTAAATTGTTCAATGACGGCAATCTTATAGCGATCATCTCAGAGGATGAGTTCACACCAAAAGTTTCTTTGTCAGGATTCGCGACCATCAAGAAAGGTATAACCTTATCCACAGCGATTTCAGGCAACAAGTTCCAAGGCACTGCCACGGATGCAGATGCGTTGGGTGGGGTTGCGGCGGCAAACTACCTGAGATCAAACGCCAACGACACGACATCAGGAACTATCTCGATATCAAATGATGGTGGACTGGTTATCGGAGCAGACAGTGACATGACATTGACAGTGGACGCATCTGGAGGAATAATTTCTAACACCGTGCCAAACACGGACATCACATTCAAGGTCAACGACGGCGGGACGACAACAACCGTAATGACCATAGACGGTTCTGAATCGAGGATCGGTATCGGTACCACCACGCCGACCACTAAACTTGAAATATCAGGCACAACAACTTCAACGGCATTCGCAGGACCACTGACGGGCAACGTGACGGGTAACATCACCAGCACAGGCGCCAACTCGATGACGACCCTCACAATGGGTGGCAATCTAACATCGAAAGCGATATTGCCAGACACAGATGCTTCATATGACATAGGAACAAGTTTAAAAGGATACAACACTGTGTACGCCAAAGCCACATCGGCACAGTACGCTGACTTGGCAGAGGTGTATGAGTCAGATGCAGATTATGAAGCGGGCACTGTAGTAGTATTCGGCGGTGAAAAAGAAATTACAATATCAAAAGTAGGAAATGATACAGCCATCGCAGGTGTGATAAGTGAAAATCCAGCATATCTAATGAATGATAACGCAAAAGGCCTTCCTGTGGCACTAATGGGTAAAGTAAAATGCAAAGTTGTAGGACATATAAACAAAGGGGACATGTTGTCAGCACATCCACAACACAACGGTGTTGCAAAAAAAACTTTTGATCCACAAGTTGGAGAAGTGATAGGAAAAGCGTTGGAAGACTATGATTCTATAGAAATAGGCACGATTAATATAGTAGTGGGAAGGTGCTAAATACACACAAATGGCGTACACAATTAACAAAACAGACGGAACAGTAGTAACAACGATCACAGACGGGACGGTGGACAACACCACTTCTTTGCAGTTGTTTGGCAAATCATATTCAGGATTTGGTGAAGGTCTCAACGAGAACCTAGTAAAATTATTAGAGAACGCGGCCTCTACATCGGCCCCCACAGCACCACTGAAAGGCGAACTTTGGTTCGACACCACAACAAACCAGTTGAAAGTTTACGATGGAACAAGTTTCAAACCCACGGGTGGTTCGAAATCAAGTGCGAGCCAACCAACATCACCATCAGCGGGTGATCTATGGCACGACACGGCGAATGATCAAGTTTCTGTTTACACAGGAAGTGCTTGGTTGCTTGTAGGACCTGTTTACACATCAGGACAGACACTATCAGGATGGAAGATTGAGACCCTAGCAAGTGCAGGAGGAAACAAAGTAGTTTCTTCAATGTACGCGGGCAACACAAGGGTAGCGATTCTCTCAAAAGAGACTTTCACACCAAGTGCCACACAGACAGGGTTCGCGGAGATCAAGGCAGGTATAACACTCAACTCAACATTGAGTGCAGTGTTCGAGGGATCTACACCAGACGCAGACGCACTGGGTGGCGTTGCGGCGGCCAACTACCTGAGATCAGACACAGCAGACACCACAACAGGTGCACTGACAGTTGATGCAGACGGTGGTGTCATCATAGGTGACGCACAGGAATTAACAATATCAGTTTCAAGCAATGATGTCACGATAGCTCAGACATCTTTAGACAAGGATTTGAGTTTCACAGTCAATGATGGCGGCGTCACAAAGACCCCTATAGCATTGACAGGAGCCACTGGTGCAATTGATTTGACAGGTAACGTTACAATCGACGGTAATCTAACAATCACTGGATCATATGACAAGTCAAGTGTTGATATTTCAACATATGTTGATGCATTCATAGGAGTCAATGAAGGAAATGGCACAGACGTCAACGGTGGTTTGATAGTTGAAAGAGGGTCAACAGGGAATGAAGCCAGAGTGCAATGGAACGAAACAAGTGATAAATGGGAAGCAGGTATCACAGGAGCATATTCAACGATCATCAGAGAAGCGGATGCAATAAGTGACGGAAATGCCAACAAAAACACAGGATTCTTGAGAACAACAGCGGCAGGATTGTTAACAGTAACAAACCTAAGTTTAGCCGCAGTAGGTTCAGCGATAACAACATCAGACACATCAAGTACTTCGGTACCGACCATAGGACAGGTTGCTACTTTTGGAAACCTATGGGGTGGTTCAGCAAAATATGAGTCTACTTCAGCACCAACGTCAGGTGATGGAAATGACGGGGACTTCTGGTTCATAAGGGAGGCTTAATCCCATGGCCACACAAGCCTTTACATTTAACTATTCAGGTACGATAAATCAAGTCGTAATTCCACCAGGGACAGAATCAATAGATGTCCACCTTTGGGGTGGAGCAGGCGGCGGCGGCGGTTCAGACGCCGGAGGGCCAGGTGGAACAGGAGCGGCAGGACACTATGTCACATCGTCCACGATAACCATATCATCAGCACAGATCAACACCACCATGGAAATAGTTGTCGGCGGTGGCGGAGCAGGTGGTAGTTCGGGTGGCGGTGCACCAGGTGGTACAAATGGAAAAAGTAAAACAGGCTATTCAGGCGGAGAAGGCGGTAACGCCGGACCACAACCATACTCAGGATCTGGTGGAGGTGGCGGAGGAGCCACCCTAGTAAGGATTGACGGAACGGACATCGCAGTCGCAGGAGGCGGCGGTGGTGGAGCGGGAGCAGGTAAGAGTTCAAACGGAACAGCAGGAATAAACACAAACACGGCAACGGCTAACTCACCAGGAACACTGGGGGAGAACGGCAAAGACCACTCTGGAGATGGTGGCGGTGGTGGAGCCGGTGGTGGCGGTGTCGATGGCGGAACATCAGGCGACGGCGGATCGGGCGATAATGGAGGTACTGGTGGTAAGTCAGGATCAAACAACGCGGCCGGCGGAACGGAAGACAATGGATCGGGTGTAACACCAGGAGGCACAGGATCAGCATATTACACTTCAGGTGTAGCAGTTGGCGGACAGCCTAGTTCTCCAGGAGCAGATGGAAAAGCAGTAGTAATATTCAACTCAAATGCACGTGGGAGTATAAAAGTTGGTGGTGTCTGGAAAGATATCTCTGCTGTATATACTAAAGTAAGTGGTCGTTGGAAAAGGGTCACAGCAGGATGGTATAAAGTAGGTGGTGTATGGAAGGCGATATTCGCCCTATCAACATTCACGCAGACAGCGGCCGGCTTTGGAGATGCAGAAGGAAGCACAAGTTCAGGTGGTGGAGGAACTGGTGGCGGTGGTTGTTTCATAGCAGGTACCATGATCTCGATGGCCGATGGCACACTTAAACCAGTTGAGCAAGTAGACATAGGAGACACAGTTTTGGTTGGTGGCAAGGTGTTCGCAACAGGTAAGTTCTTGATTGATAACCTGTACGAATACAAAGGTATACAGGTATCAGGCACACACATGGTCAAAGAAGATGGTAAATGGACCAGGGTGGAGAACAGCAAACACGGTGTATCCCTTGGCAATGATGATGCAATAGTGTATGTGTTTGGTTCAGAGAACAGAAGGATCATAATCAACGGAATAGAATTCACAGACTACTTTGAATTAAGCGAGCAACAAGAATTAGCCAACCATGGCGAACGGTTTTTTAGTAATTGGCAGGATCATGATAGACAGATTCATGATAAAAATGTTAATATACTGAATGCTTGATAAAAGTTTTTACCACGGTGAACAGGGCGAGTGTTTCAGACAGTTAGACAAACACTGGCAGGACATCAAACACGAGTTTGACACACAACCCAACAAGACTTTCCTAGATCCAGAAGACTTCTCAGACAGTGTCAGGGGACTACCGGAAGATTTTGACGACAAGTCGGGAGATTATGTTCATGGTGAATGGCAGGCGTTGGGAATACAATCAGGAGAACACGAGGGTCAGTCCTTTAATGATTATCCAATGTTATACTCAATTTTAAGAAAATTTCCCTACAAGACAAACGTGGCCATAATGACAGTTGGACCAAACACAAAGATAGGTAACCACACAGACAACGAGGGCGGTTGGAGATACCAGATGTGCCTTGACGACGGCGGTGGGGATCAAAGTGGAATGTACGTCATGAACGTTGAAACCAAACAGCAAGAACTGATGACGTGGAAAAGCGGAGAGGCATTTATATTCCAGCCAGACATCCAGTTACACAACGGCTTCAACAACAACCCAGGACCAAGAACCACGTTGTTAATTGACTTTTACAAGGAATCAGTGTACACTAAAGACAAGTTTGAGGAATATTACCAACACTATTCGGATTGTTTCGAGGGGTTGGAAAATCTAGTGGACACATATGAATCAAGAAAAAAATAAAATAGCAGTCATAGGACACACCCGAGGCATAGGCAAGGCCATATGTGACCTATACAATAAAAAGAAATACCAAGTGATTGGCATGAGCAGGAGCAATGGCTTTGACATCATACACGATCAAGAAAAGATAATTGAAAACATTGAAGGCTGTGACCTAGTTGTGTTGAACGCACACGCAGACAGGGGACAACTGAATCTACTGAAAAGGATATACGGATTGTATGCTTTTGATAAAATGAAAGTAGCGGTGATAACCAGCACGTCAGGACTTGACGAAGAGCCAGACTACAGCCAATTCCAGATCTGGGACAAATTCAAATATGTACAGTACTGTGAAATAAAAAAAGAACTGATAGAATACATCGAAGAACTACAACAAGAATTAATCTCAAAAAGGTTGTCCGTCTATGATGTATGTCCGGATGTGGTGGACACGGACATGATAAAAGGATTGTGGCAAGATCTGCCAAAGTTGACAGCACACGAAGTGGCGGATGCGGTCAGGCACTGTTTCGAATCAACATACAACGTCAACAAGATAGTGATACAGAAAAATGCAAAGTAGATCATGGGACAGAGACACTGATTATGACACATTGGTCAAGTGGTGGAGTGATTGGGAGTTTGGCACGGTGCCAAAGGAGTGCCTGCCACCAGATGGTATCGTCGTAGAATATGACGGAGCACCCGTTTGTGCGGCTGGACTCTACATAGGTGTGGGCACACAGTTTGCATTCATGGAGTGGATAGTCACAGACAAGAAGGCAGAACAACGCCTGGTACACAAATGTCTGAAATTGTGTATAGATCGTGTCATGGAATTGGCCAGGCAAAAGGGCATGAAACTGGTGTACACCGCCACAAAGGAACAGGCATTGCACAAAAGATATACGAAATACCACAATATGGTGCTTACGGAGAGCAATGTCAAGACTTTCCTGAGGGATCTGGATGGATCCTATTCCCGGGATTTAACTTGGATATCCGACGATGAGCAGATCGATAGCCGTAATAAATAAGCATAAGGAGAGCATTTAAATGGCAACAAAACAAGAAGTCGCAGACTATATCAACGCAAATTACGAGACAGCGTGGACGTCAGAAGAAGAAGCAAAGATTGACGCTATGCTGACACCTGAACTTGCAACTATATTGATCAAGTTGGTAGGTGATGTAAGTTTCTTGACGGAAGTCAGGGACAACGCTTCAAACAACGACTAGACGATGGCATACAAGATAAACAACACATTCGGAACCCTATTGGTCACACTGGCCGACGGGACTATCGATGTGGCCACTACGGACCTAACACTGATAGGCAAGGGCTACGCAGGGTTTGGTGAGAGGTTGAACGAGAATCTTGTAAAACTCCTAGAGAATTTCAACAACACAACAGCACCTTCCAACAAGGTACAGGGACAGTTGTGGTATGACAAGACGAACAACCAATTGAATGTTTACACGGGATCAAAATTCAAACCGGTTGGATCAACATCTAACTCCGCTACTGCACCAGCCAACGCGGTACAGGGAGACATGTGGTTCGACACCACAAACACACAACTTTATGTGTACACAGGATCAGCATGGACATTGATCGGACCAACCACAGTGTCTGGATCAGGGGTGACACAAGTCATCACCGAATCACCAGAGGACAACACAGGGGTAAAAAGAAATATTTTAAAATTAGTGACCAATGACACGGTAGTGGGCATCGTTTCCGACCTGGCATTCACTCCGAGTGCAACAGAGGCACTGGGATCCGCACTGATATCAGCAGGTTTCTCCACAGTGGCACAAGGTATCCAACTTTCAACATCAGTGGCATCTGCGAAGTTCAGAGGAACTGCAACAGATTCAGATGCGTTAGGCGGTGTTGCCGCGGCAAACTTCCTAAGATCTGATTCTGCAGACACAACAACGGGTAGACTGACGGTGCAAACGGATGACGGTATTAGACTGGGTGCAGGAAATGATGTAACCATGAGTCTGTCAACAGACGATTTCACCATAGCACAGACCACGCAGGACAAGGACATCATATTCACAGTCAATGACGGTGGCACAACAAAAGAGGCATTGAGAATCACAGGATCAACAGGTAGGATAGAACACCTGAGAGTGGGAGATCTCACAGTCGATGGCACAAACACCATAGTCAACACAAGCACATTGAGTGTCGAGGACAACATCATAGAATTGAACAGGAACATATCTTCAAACGCAGGCATGCCTAACTACACTGGATTGAAAGTGAACAGGGGAGAACTATCGTCTGCTACGGAACAGAATCTATACTGGGTTTGGGACGAGACATTCGCTGATGACGGATCAACCACATACGGAAATGCGGGCGGAGCCTGGACGGCATTCAAGTCTGCACAGACAGACACTGAGTTAGAAGCACCAACCCTGGTAGACATCAGGGCAAACGTGGTACACGCAACCACTACAAGTGCCATGTACGCTGACTTGGCAGAAAGATATGAAACAGATATACCAGTCGAGGTGGGAGATGTTGTGATTTTAGGCGGCGAAGCAGAAATCACAAAATGCGAGGATGAGCTGTCAGACGCGGTTTTTGGTGTCATTTCTGAGTCACCGGCGTTTTTGATGAACGCACAAGCGGGCAACAACGACTCACACCCTATGGTGGCACTGAAGGGGCGTGTGATGGTGAAATTACAGGGCACCGGAAAAGCGGGTGATCGTGTGGTATCAGCAGGCAACGGCCAAGCACGTGTGGCTCATCTGGAGGAATGTACCGCTTTTAACACCCTAGGCAGGCTGATCAAGGATAAATACAACGTAGAAACAGCACTCACAGAGTGCGTGATAGGAGTTAAATAACAATATGGCATATCAAGCAGGTGATACAATTCTAGATGACGAATACAACACGTTCGTAAACAGCAGTTCAAGTCCATTCGGATACAACCATTTTGCGGGAACAGGCGCATCTCAGTACGGCTTGGGTCAATCAGCAATTTCAACAGTTTCAGCGGGTGATACCATCAACGCATCACACTGGAACACTTTATTCACAGGCATGGACAACATCGCCAACCACACCAACGACAGTTTGACTTCTAGATCGGCCGTGTCAGCAGGTGACACCATCGCCATCAAGGCGGCGGTTGCGGCGGACCTTGCAACATTGGCGGCTTCGGTCGCGGCAGGTTGTCCAAACGCCACAGCGATTTCACAATCGTCGGAACTGCAGAGTTCCACATCGAACACGAGATGGACAGGTTCACACGCAGTTGAACACAGAATCAATTTCTCAAACAACAACGACCTAAGGCACTTCTTCAACGCAGGCGGCAAGATGAGGATGAAATTTACCAGGAACGGCAACGGAGGCAGTTCGGCCACCGACAAGGATTCATCAGTGGATGAGCTGATCACAGCAACAGGCAACTTTGACCTAGGATCTGCGGTTTCGACCAGATCAGGTTCAGGTGAGAATGTAAGTACAGATGGGTTAAGCAATGGAGTACAAGACCTGGATAGCTCATACACAACATTGATGGTCTTGACTCAGACCTCAGGCACATACACCACAATGAACTTGAAGGTGGAGGCAAAGGTCAACAACACCAACTATACGGACGCGACACAGGTGACTATGAGATACACGCTGACAGATCCAGATTCAGGTGACGAAGAGTTCACGGATGGAAACACAGACACTGTCGACCAGTACGCGAACTTCGTTGGACAGACCGACTTCGCGACACACACAATGAACCCAACGACAGCACAGGGTCTGGCGAGTGTGGCTTCGATTTCGGGTTCGAATGTTGATAGCAACACCACAACAGGATAATAAATTTTTATCTGTATTGCTCTTACCAATAATTAACTGTATAATACAGTTATGGATATTGGCAATCTCAAGAAACACGCGGACCTAACTTTCAAGGTAGCCCAGGCAAAGAAGAACGCCCTGGAACGAATGCGTTCTCGGCAGATCATGGCCTACAACGAAAGGCTTTTCGTCGCTGACGCCAACACCATAAATCTGGTGAGCACACTCAAACAACAGATGCAGGATTTTTATGTGTTGGATGTGAATGACAATCCCTGTCACATCACGGACCCAGATGACTTCCTTGGAAAACTCATTGAGCGGAACCAGGAAACTCTGAATGCATATCAACAGTTACACCAGGATCTTGCCAAGAAGACGTCTTGATGACCACTGGAGTGTTGCTTTACTGCTTTGATACACCTGAAGTCAAGTACCACAGGTTGGCGGAGCGATGTATAGAACAAATAAAACGGTATCTCGGTCTCGAAGTCACAGTGGTCACTGACATAGCCACATTCAAAAAATTCAAACCCATGGGCATGATCAACTACAAGTTGATACAACCCAAGACAGGCAACAGGAGATCATACAGGGGTCATGGCATAGCGTGGTACAACAAGGAGAGGGGTTTGGCCTATCAACACTCACCATATGACACCACAATATTGATGGACTGTGATTATTTCGTTTTCTCAGACCAACTACTGGAGTTGACCAGGACGCGATTTGACATGATGCTACACAACAAGGTAAGTGACCTCACTGGTGATGACATCATAGAAGGCAAGGATGAGGGCGTCTTGCCATTGGTGTGGGCAACAGTCACCTTGTTCAAAAAAGGGGAAAACGCCCGTAGGGTGTTTGATATGATAAGGCACGTGCAGGACCATTACACACATTACAGGAACTTGTACAGGATCAAATACCCCAATTACAGGAATGATTTCGCGTTCGCGATAGCACTCCACCAACTTAACCTAGGAAACTACATACCAACCCCCATGGCCATGTTGGCGGACAGGGTGGACGTGATAGACAGCGACCACGATGGAATCGTCTTCAAGCACGATGGTTGCATCAATTACACTTCAGGACAGGACGTGCATGTAATGGACAAGGAGTGGTGTGATGAGTAAGGGGTACATGTGGTTCGCACTGAACAACTCGACCACGGACTACATAGAGCTCAGTAGGAGGTTGGCACGGAGCATCAAAGGGGTCAACAGACACAACGAGGTCTGTGTAGTGACCAACCAGACAGTGGACGACACACTTTTTGACCACGTCAGGGTGCTGAAGCAGGACGATAGTATCAACGAAGAATGGAAGATGAGCAACGAGTATAAGGCGTTCAGGTTGTCGCCGTTCACCCACACAATAAAACTGGAGGCGGACATGTTGTTCACCCAAAACACAGACTGGTGGTGGTACCATCTATGGCAACATGATCAGGTGTTTTCTTACCATTGCCGCAACTACAGGGACGAGGTGGTCGTGAACAGTTATTATAGGAAACTTTTTGTGAGAAATCACTTGCCTGATGTCTACAATGGACTGCACTACTTTAGGAAAAGCAATAAGGCCAAACAATTCTATGATATTTGTGAGACGATAATAAAAAATTGGCAGATGATCCGAGAACAGGTGTTGATAAACTGTCATGACATTCAACCCACGACCGATGTCGTTTATGCTTTGGCGAATAAGTTGCAAGATCCATTACAAACGAACAAAATAGAATATGACTGGTTCAAATTTATGCACAATAAAAAGCACATCAACGGAGTAAATCCTGCATTTGACAACGACAATTACCTTTATCCCATGAGGTGTGACGAGAAAATTTACATGGGCGGACATGTTCAACAGAGGATCTTGCACTATCACAACAAGAGTATGAGGATTTAGATGCCAGGGTTCTTTGAAGCAATTGGTAAAATTCAACCTAGGGTTAAAAAATACTGGGTCACCATACAGGGTAGAAGTATCGAAGTGAGCCTAGAGAAAAAATTAGAGATACTAAGAGCAGGAGAGGATCGGTACATGTTGGATGGCGAAACTGTAAAGTTAAAACCAGTAACAAAAACAAAGAGGCGTTTTCCGGTTCTTAAGGATTTAGATAGAGATCCCTATTGGATTGACACAGAGGAAAGGTACACATGGCAGATAGAGTCAGAATAAGTGATCTTGATTTCGTGTACATCTCCTTCAAGGAGCCCAACAAGGAAGAGAACTGGGCGGACCTCAAGAACAAGGTGCCATGGGCCAAGCGTGTTGACGGCGTGGTGGGTTTTGACAACGCACACAAGGCCGCGGCAGACGTGGCTGAGACCGATTTCTTCATAAGCGTTGACGGTGATAACATCATTGATGAGAAATTCCTTTTGGAGACACTGGACTGGACCAAGACAGACAAGAAAGCAGTACACAGGTGGAGAGCAAGGAACAACATAAATGGCCTGGTGTACGGCAATGGAGGATTGGTTGGTTGGTCTAAAGACACTTGCCTAAACATGCGGACACACGAAAACGCTGACACCGAAGAAAACCAGATAGATTTCTGCTGGGGAGTGCCACACGAGAATCTGCACAACTGCTATTCCACGACAGTCATAAATGCAACACCACAACAGGCGTTTGTGGCAGGCTACAGGGAAGGTGTCAAGATGAGTACTGACAAGGGAAAACCTATAACAGCCAAAAACTATTCTAAGTCCATTTGGAGACAAAATTTAAAAATGTTAAGCACTTGGTGTACGATAGGTGCGGACATACTCAATGGCAAATATGCCATGCTGGGTGCGAGGATGGGTTGTTTCTACACTGTGCTTGAACCCAATAATGAACTTTTCAAGATAAGGGATCTTGATGAGATGCAAAATTATTTCAACCAAGTGGATATAGAAAACATAGATGACCAGTTACAGTTGTTTGGTAACAGCCTAAGACAACAACTGGACATACCTATAGCAGAGTATTGCGAGGATGACAGCAAGTTCTACAGATTTATAATGCCACAACACATCAACAAGGGAGTGCAAGATCGTGAGTACCAGTGATTACAAAGCAGACGCCTTGAAAGTCAAGGATAGACTACAAGAAGTTTCCCCGACCATGTGTCTGGCAAAGTGGAACCAGACGTCACTGCACCTGCCCACTGGACTTACGAACTCGTGCTACCATCCGCCACTGCACGAGATAGATGCAACAAAACTGAAAGACAATCCCGCGGCACTTCACAACACAAAGGAGAAACTGCATCAGCGTCAACAGATGTTGACGGGCGAGAAACCTGCGGGCTGTAGTTACTGCTGGAACATAGAGAAGACTGGCGAGATGTCAGACAGGCACTACCGTTCCGGAGAGCCATGGGCCATGCAGGACTTTGACCACATCAGGAAGAATCCCATAGACGAACGTTGGACCCCCAGATATGTGGAGGTGAACTTCAGCAACGCTTGTAACTTCAAGTGCAGTTATTGTTCACCACAGTTCTCGACCACGTGGGCCAAGGAGGTGGACAGATACGGCGAATATCCTACCACCCCTCCCCACAACGCACCAGAGCACTTCCAGGGTCGTAGGAGTCCCATACCCAACAGGGAGGAGAACCCCTACGTGACCGCTTTCTGGAAGTGGTGGCCAACACTGTACAAGAATCTCAAACACTTCCGTATGACGGGCGGAGAACCCATGATGGACAAGAACACGTACCGGGTGTTCCAATACATAATGGACAACCCCAAGCAGGACCTACACCTCAACGTGACCAGCAACATGTGTCCGCCGGACAACAAACTGAAGGAGAAGTACTTCAACATGGCACAGGAGATATGTATGCAGGAGAAGGTCGAACACATGATGCAGTTCGTGAGCGTGGACGCATACGGCAAACGTGCGGAGTACATACGTGACGGACTGGACTTTGACCGCATGATGGACAACGTGGAGGAGTTTCTGGACAGGATACCCGGACGTAATTCGATCACATTCATATGCACCTACAACAACCTCAGCATAACCAGTATGGACAAACTGCTGGAGAAGATATTGGAACTGCGTACCAAGTACTCTAAGACCTACCAGAGGGTGTGGTTCGATGTGCCACTGCTTAGACAACCCGCATGGCAACAGATCACACTGCTTCCTGAGTCGTACCAGGCCATACACGAGGCGAACATAGAATACATGCAGGCCAATTCCGGTGAGGCGAACGGGCTACACATATTCAAGGATTTCGAGATCCAGAAGATGCAGAGGAATCTCGCTTACTGGCGCGAAAACGCGGACGCAAGTACGCAAAACAAAAAAAACTTTTACGCCTTCTTTAACGAACACGATCGCAGACGTCTCACAAGGTTCTTGAACACCTTTCCTGAGATGGAAGAATTCTGGGAGGAGTGCAGGAACGCATGAATGATCTAGAATACAAAAAACAAGTATTAGACACAAAGAGTTCAAGTTTCTGTGGAGCCAAATGGTATAATGCCACAATATGGTTAGGATCGGGAATGACCACGAGTTGCCACCATCCCTTGCCACACAAGATCGACCTCGAAGAGATAAAAACAAATCCCAGTGCGATACACAACACTGTGCAGAAGAAAGAACAACGAAGACAGATGCAGTGTGGTGAGAGGCCTGCAGGGTGTGAGTACTGCTGGAAGATAGAAGACGTTGGCAGAGACAACATAAGCGACAGGGTATATAAATCTAAGATATTCACCAATGGTGATCTGCAAAATGCATATGAATCACCTTATACGGATAATGTTAATTTGAAAACACTTGAGATTGCATTTGACAGGACATGTAATTTTGCCTGTACGTATTGTAATCCGCAATTCAGTTCTACGTGGGCAAACAACATCAAAAGACAAGGGCCATACACAGGATTGAAGTCGGACGGACGTAACCATTTCACCCATGCACACGATTCAGCGGAACCATACAAGAAGGACGAGACAAACCCATACGTTGAGGCATTCTACAAGTGGTGGGAATCGGATCTGCACAAGAGTTTGGATGAATTAAGGATCACGGGCGGAGAGCCGATGATGAGTCCCAACCTGTGGAGGTTGTTGGATTGGATAGAAACACAGGGGGACAAAATGAACCCAGACATGCGTATTGCCATCAACTCTAATCTAGGAGCGAAGCAAAGCATTATAGATAGATTCAAAACGAAACTGAAAGGGTTCAAGAATTTTCATTTGTACACAAGTTGCGAAGCCACTTTCGATCAGGCAGAATACATCAGGGATGGATTGGACTTTGGGACATGGCATTCTAACCTTTTACACATGATGGTGGACAAAGTACCTTCTGAAATACACAACATGGCAACCATAAATGCTTTGTGTTTAGAAACACTGCCTGAGTTTTTAGAGAAGATGGTTTGGTTCAAAAGTGCGAGTAAAGTGTATGGACCAACAATTAATTACACACTCAATATATTGAGGTTCCCTAGTTTTCAGTCACCCCTGGTGCTACCAGATGACCTTAGAAATAAATTTAAGGGTGGTTTGGTAAAGTTCTTAACTAGTAATAACAGATGGTTGGAGAGCATGGAAATAGATCAAACACAGAGATTAATAGATTACTTGGATGTGGTTAAAACACCGCATGCGGGTGCGGCCGAACAGAGCAAGTTACAAAAAGACTTCAAGGAATTCTACAGTCAGTACGACAAACGATCAGGCAAGGACTTTGAAAAGACTTTCCCAATAATAGGAGAATGGTACCGTGGCATATGAGTACGGGGCGAAAGAGCCTGAGAAACTAAAAATTAAAGACATGACTCCTAAAGAGAAGGAGTTATTACTGGATAGTAATACTTTCTGTATGATGCCATGGTTGCATATACATGCTTTCCCTGATGGCAGGGCATATCCTTGTTGTTTTGCGTTGGATAGATATCCTGTTGGCGACCTTAATAAAAACTCAATGGCAGAAGTTTTTAACAATGACGAGATGAAAGGTATAAGGAAAAACATGTTGGCAAACAAAGCCAGCAAACATTGTGGCAAATGTTATGATCAAGAGAAGTCGGGATTTTTCAGTTTACGTCTCAGTTCGAACAAACACTTTGGACACAATATTGGGATGGTGGAAAATACGCAACCTGACGGTACTGCTGACTTTGTTATAAAGTACTGGGATATAAGATTTAGCAACCTATGTAATCTTGCCTGCAGGAGTTGTGGTACGTGGTTCAGTTCGAACTGGTATGAGGACCATAAAAAATTGACAGGTGCACCACCAAATCATGCAAAGATAATGAAAGTTGGCAGGAGCAGTGATGACATATGGGAACAGATGTTGGAACAGTTTGACCATGTTGAACAATTTTACTTTGCAGGTGGAGAGCCGATAATAATGGAAGAACATTACAGGATATTAAAAGAACTGGACAGACGTAAGATGTATCATGTAAGACTCATATACAACACAAACTTCACGAGAACAAAATACAAAGACATTGATGTATTAGAGTTATGGAACAAGTTTGATTCCGTATCGATAGGTGCAAGTTTAGATGCCGAAGGAGCCAGGGGAGAGTACATGCGTAAAGGCACAGTATGGAAGGATGTGGTGGCGAACAGGAAACGTATGTTAGAAGTTTGTCCTCAAGTTGACTTTTACATTTCAAGCACAGTGGGACTTATTAATGCACTTCACATATCAGACTTTCACAGGAATTGGGTGGAGCAAGGCCTGTTGAAACCGCAGGACTTCAACTTCAACCTGTTGCAATATCCATACGCACAGAGGATTGATCTTTTACCAGATTCCTACAAGCAAAAAGTCAAAGAAAAGATCGAGGCACATCTGGAATGGTTGCGTCCTCTGGACGGTCTTACTAGGGCGACCAAAGGGTTTGAATCTGGTCTGGATTACATGATGAGGAGAGACAACAACAAGGACATACAACAGTTCAAAGACACCATGAAAAAGATGGACGTGATCAGGGACGAAAACATATTGGAAACATTTCCAGAATTAGCGGAGTTGTATGAAGAGAATTAAACCCAGCGAAGGCAACAAAACATTCTGCATGGCGCCATGGACGCACACATATCTATCTCCCCAGATGGAACGTAGATTGTGTTGTAGTTCACGTGAGGATTCAAAAACATTCAATCAGTATATCGACCTTAATAAAACATCACAACCTTTCTCACCAGACACCCTCGAGAAACATTGGAACAGCGAGTATTTGAAAAAAATTAGGGTTGATCTAATGCAAGGTAAAGAAATACCTCAATGTCAGGTGTGTAATGGCAAACTTTTATCTGTTGCGACATATAGGTCGCATTTCAACAAGTTATACGAAGAGCAAATCGACGAAGCCTTTGACAGCACGAGGGATGATGGGCACACAAATATGAAAGTTACAAGTTGGGATTACAGATTCAACAATCTTTGTAATTTCAAATGTAGGATGTGTGGAGATATGTTAAGTTCCAGTTGGGAAGCGGAGAACAAGGAGACAGGTGACTGGAATCCGGAAAATCCCGCACAGATGTGGATGAGGAAAGACATCAAAGCAGAAATTGACAAATTCCATGATCAACACATAATAAAAGAATTCAAAGACGCTGTTGAGTCAAAATCAATTAAAGAGATATATTGGTGTGGAGGAGAGCCATTGATGTGGAAGATTCATTGGGAATCGATGAAAAGGATTATAGAGTTAGGATATCACGATAGTGTAAGCATTAGATATAACTCCAACATGAGTAGGATAAATTTTTATGGTATGAATTTGTTTGACGATATTTTAAGCAAGTTCAAATATTGGAATATCTTGGCCAGCATTGACGGTGCGGGCGAAGTCGGAGAGTATGTGAGGACAGGTTTGAAATGGGATGAATGGGTTGCAAACATGAAGTATGCAAGAAAGTTTATGAAAAATCGAAGAGATCTAAGGATAGATTTGACAATGACCATGCCAGGCATGGTAGGATTGACAGATATGATTGATGCGGCCGAGGACATAGACATAGACATCCTCGCAAAACGTGTGTTTGGATTTGATCCAACAAACTTATGGTCCCCTATGTGTATTCCACGTAAAATTTTAGACAGAATTGTAGATGATTGTTTGACTAAAAACAAGAAGCGATTTACTAAACACATTTATTTCTACACAGCACTACAAGACCTTAAACAAAAGCCAACCTATGACGAAACCTATAGCAAAAATGAATACGAGGACGGACTTAGGAAAGGCAAACAAACGGTAGAGAGGTTAGATCGTATCAGAAACACAGACATAAAAAAAATATTAGCAAGGGACGAAGAATTATTGGAATGGTGGAAAAGTATATAAAGTCGAATGTATGTCCGCTTCCTTGGACGCACCTCGAAGTTGATGTCAACGGCGGAGCATCGCCCTGTTGTTTGTACAAAGGTAGTGTACCAAACGTAAAGGTATACGAGCAGAATCTCAAGTCAATACAAGATACCGAATACATGAGTAACTTGCGAGAACAGTTCAGGAATGGAGAACGTCCTGAGGGTTGTCAGAGTTGTTGGCAGGAAGAGGACGCAGGTAAAACAAGCAAAAGACAGAATTCAATATATAAGATGAAGACGAGTCTAACGGACTGGACACCTGATAGCGAGCCAACACTGAAGTTCATTGACTTTAAGTTAGGCAACGTGTGTAATTTGAAATGTAGGATATGTGGTTCCTGGAGTTCCTCGAAATGGGCACAGGAAGAGATAGATTATGAGACAGCCAAGGGCGGAGATAATCTCGTGGCTAGAAAACAACTGAAGGAGGGTGGATGGCCGAAACGTAATCCACAGTTCTTCGAGGAGTTACAGGAAGATCTAAAACACGTTGAGTACTTTGAGTTCACGGGTGGGGAACCATTTATGATCAAAGATCACTTCAAGATACTGATGCACTGCGTGGAGAAGGGATATGCTAAGAACATTGATATACACTACAACACAAACGGAACACAATTACCACCACAAGAGATATTTGACCTATGGTCATACTTCAAACACGTTGAAGTGGCGTTCAGCATAGATGATGTGGGAGAACCATTCGAATACCAACGTCATCCTGCCAATTGGAGAGAAGTTAGTGCTAATCTCGTCAAGTTCAAAGAAATGAAGACACATAATATGCACTTCCAGATATGTTCAACGGTGAGCATATTCAACGTGTTCAACTGGGCCAAGATAGCATTATGGGTTGCACAGTTTCAACCCAAGTTCTTCTACGTTAACACCTGTTTCGACCCAGACGTGTTCAATATACAGACACTGCCAAAGCAGGTCAAAGACATAGTGGTGGACAGGTATGGTATGCTGAGTGACTATCAACCCAGTATACGGTTCATGAACGCCGCTGACAGAGATACGCCAGAAATCAGAGAACAACGTAAAGCAAGGATTTTACAGACAGACAAGTACAGGAAAGAAAATTTCGGAGAAGTGTTCCCTCTTTTAAATAACATTTTGAAAATATATGACTAAGAAATTCATAGCAGGTGGTTGCAGTTTCACGTTTGGCCACGAATTGAGTGATGACGTTGACGGTAGTGTGCCGTCCAAGATGTCGTGGGCTCATGGTTTGAAATTGAATTCAAGCGATCAGTACGTGTGTGCCTCGCATCCGGGCAGTGGTAACTCCGGCATAGCCAGGCGGGTGTTCGAAGCCATAGGAAGCAAAGGCAATGATGTAAAGTGTGTGGTGGTAATGTGGAGTTTTCTTTCTCGATATGATTGGGCAATGCCAAGACACAGGGCATTGGAAAAGACCAGGTGGGCTAGTATATCGCCATGGGACACTGATGCAGGAAATGAAGAGGCATTCAGACATATCGCTGGATCAGAGACACAACAAGAGCAATGGAGGACAAGGAGAGATACCTTTGAAGAGACCGGCGTAAAATCATTTGCAGAAGCAATATACAAATATGCGGCAAATCAGTACCATGAGACATATCTCAGTTGGAAAAGCATCATCTGGTTACAAAATATTTTGGAAAAGAAGAACATACCGTTCATGTTCACACTAGCAGACAACACACTGTTCTATAACGAATTCAAACACCACAAGGACCAGGACAGTTTAATGAGTGCATTGTACCATGAAATAGACTTTACCAAATGGTTCTCTTTTGGAGAGAGGATGATGGGGTTCAATCAATGGGCACTACTCAATGATTATCCACGTGGGACAACACATCCACTTGACGAGGCACATCGAGATGCTGTACAATTAATGTTACCAACTTTTAACAAACTGATAGGAGACAGATAATGTTCACTTGGATAAAAAACCTGTTCAACAAGATCCGGCAGGAGATCAAATACAGGAAGAGATTGAAAGAACTCAAGAAGAAAGATCCATTCATATACAAATAGGATGGTACTAACAAAAATTAAGAAAGCGTTGGAAAAAACGCCACGGTTCAAACTAGTAGAAATGCCCTACATAGATGTAACGGAAGATCCTGTGCGACCTGAGTTGAGCCTTGAGTTCAGACAGGCCTACGGCAGGAAGATCTACGGGATCAAGGACGAGGAGGGCGACATAGCGGCTGTGATGTGTTTCGCATTCACACATGGTATCCCCAAGAGTGTGGAGGAGATGGACACAATGAGCCGTGACGCCGCCATGCAGGCCATACACAGGGCAGGACAACAAGGTTCGATAGCGATAGCCTACACAGTGTGGGCCAAGAAGAAAGGTGGCGGAAAGCACATGGTCAACGAGGTGTACAAGATGATCAAACAAAGCAATCACCTTAACAGACTGATCACATTGAGTCCATTGACGGACATGGCGAGGAAGTTCCACCTCAAGAATGGAGCCAAGGAAGTGCAGGTGAACCTCACAACACAGAATTTCGAGTACGATGTAGAGTTGAATGATTGGGAGAAGTTCAGGGACAGGGCGAAAGGATGGTTCAACATCAAATGAACTGTTTAGGATTGTTCTTGGCACTTTCAATGCACGTTGGTCTCGAGGCCAATTACAACAACATACATCCACATGCCAGGTGCACAATGGACGACAATATAGCAGGTGTGTATTACAACTCCGAGGACAGGATCAGCACATAC